CGTATCAACGTAAGAAGACTATTCATTGTTCTTGAAAAAGCTATTGCAAGAGCATCTAAGTATTCACTATTCGAATTCAACGATGAATTTACAAGAGCACAATTCGTTGCACTTGTTGAACCATTCTTGAGAGACGTACAAGGTCGTCGTGGTATCTATGATTTCCGTGTTGTATGCGACGAAACAAACAATACTCCAGAAAGAATTGATAGAAATGAATTCTGGGGAGATATTTACATTAAACCAGCACGCTCAATCAACTTCATTCAGTTGAATTTCATCGCTGTTCGTACTGGTGTTGCATTCGAAGAAGTAGTAGGCAAATACTAATTTATCTACTAATATATTTGTTGGATATGCCTGGGAGATCATTTTTCCCAGGCATATTTGTTATTTCCACAGTCATATAATCTAAAATATCCCATATCTTTTACAATTTCAAATTCACTTTTATCATCCGAATATTCCAAGATATTCATAGATTTTAATTTGTTTTTTTGAAACAACATTCTATTCTTGACTATTCCTGTCTTATTATCATAATAGAAATAATTTGGTTCAGTTCTCTTTATAAGCTTAAAATTACTTTTTTCGTATACTTTTCCTTCACCAAATCGTAAATCTGCATATGTCATACAAGATTTGACATTATATTTTTTACTAAAATAATTAAACATTTTTGAAAATCCACCAACAACAATATGATTTAATAATGTAGAGAATCTTGATATCTCATATTCATAATTTTTATCAAATCTGGATTTGACAAAAGACAACACAGAAATCAATTTATTATCAAAAAATAATCCTATATTAATAGTTGATGTTGTTTTTCCTGATATATGATTATCTTCATGAAATGATTCTGCTTGTTTTTTATCTATCTCTTTCAATTCACATTTTCTACCATATATCTTAGTTGATACATGATCCAATCTCTGAGATATCATTGATTTTAAAATGTTCTGTTTCTTTTTATTTTTCCATTCATGTTCAAATATCGTAAACACTTTTATTCCTTGATTATAGAAAAAAAGATATTTGTCTATATGATATTTTTTATTCTTTTTATGCGGTTCATATCTATGCCAATATTCACCACAATATTCAACACCAAATTGTTTAGATTGAACAAAACAATCTATTTCATATTTTTTAGAAAACATATAAGAATCACATTTCAGCCCCAACGAACGAATGAAATCTCTACATTCTATTTCTCCTTTTGATTTATTATATGAATGTATACGAACACTTATGTTTTGTTCTTTAAAAGCTTTCTTGAGATGTTCTATTGATATATTATGTTTTTCAGCTATTTCTTTGAGTGTAATTTGTTTGTTTTCTTGTACATAAATATCAATGTTATTCAATACTTGTAAATATTGTTTTTCCCAAACTTTAAATGAAGATAGAATATTGATATCATCATTTTCTTTTTCTAATTTTTTAATGATGTGTCTAGGTAATTTTGTCGTTTCAGAAATTTCAGATATTTTTGTTTGTGTATTGAGTGATGTTAGTATAGAATTAACAGCTTCATCATAATTTGTTTGTGTTTTGAAGTATTTTCTGCCGTGATATTCAGATAAATTTATTTCATTCTCTTGTAACCATCGATTGACAACAGGAACTGACACTGAATATTTTTTAGCGATAAAATGTTTACCTTTACCTGAATCAATTATTGTTTGTAGCTCTTTTTTTGATGGAGTTTGATATTTCTTGTTTTTGGTACCATAAGAATTGTTTGTCATTCTTTTTTTAGTTTTACAATAACCACAAACGGATAAATCTCTTGATCTTCGTTGTGTGTAATTTCTACCACAATTATCACAAACACAGTCAATCATAACATTTGATTTGCCTGGTAATAATTCTACATTTGTTGTTATTGAATTGCCAATACTAAGTGTTTTATCAAGAACTTTTTCCCAATATTTTTTATTGGCTGAACAGATTGTAACAACAATTTCAGAATTTTTGATCATATTAAACCTTTTTGATATATCCATTAAATGCAAATTATATATACATCTTATAGAAAAGTCAATAAGAAATAAATATTACTAGTTAAATTCAAATGTTATTCCTAACAAGGGAGAAATTTAATATGGCATTTAGAGTACAAGAATTTAGAGCACAGATGAATTATGATGGCGCACGCCCTAATTTGTTCAAATGTGATCTAACTTTTCCTTCAATATTAAGCACTGGTGGAGCACAAACTCAGTTTACATTTATGGCCAGAGCAGCACAGCTACCTGGATCAACAGTAAATCAAATTCCACAATTTTATTTTGGTCGTGAACTAAAGTTTGCAGGTAATCGTTCATTTCCTGAATGGACAGTTACAATTATCAATGATGAAGATTTTAAAATTCGTGATTCTTTTGAGAAATGGCTAAGTGGTATTAATTCACATGTTGGAAATTTACGTAATCCAGCATTTATTAAAGGTGATAATGGATATCAACAAGATGGATTTATTACACAATATGGCAAATCTGGTAACGTAATCAAAAAATATAAATTCATAGGATTGTTCCCTATTGACGTTTCACCAATTGAATTGGATTGGGGCGCAAATGATAGCATTGAAGAATACGCTGTAACATTTGCATATCAATGGTGGGAATGGAATAATGGTAGAAACGGACCAACAACTGATGTTCTTGGTTCTAATGTTCCACTAAGCCCACAATTACCAGCAATTCCATAATACTATATAATATTTGGAATTACTTTTTGGGGTGGAGGTAAATCTCCACCTTTTATTTGAAAGGAACATAGTCGGTGGCATTGAACATTTTTGGCTTTGAAATAGGCCGTAAAAAAGACGACCAACAACAAAATAAATCAGCACAAGATCAAACACAAAAAACATTTGCTCTTCCGCAAAATGATGATGGTGCGGTCACTATTCAATCTGGTGCTTACTATGGTACCTATGTTGACCTTGATGGTGTTGTTAGAAACGAAATAGAACTAATAACACGTTATCGTGAAATGTCAATGCAGCCAGAACTAGAAACAGCAGTGGACGAAATTGTCAATGAAGCTATTGTTATGGAAGATAGCGGTGAATCTGTTGATATTAATTTAGATGAAGTTAAGTTGCCTGATAATGTAAAAATAAAAATTAAACAAGAGTTTGAAACAGTATTAAGACTTCTTAATTTTGGTAATATGGGTCATGATATTTTTAGACGTTGGTATATCGACGGAAGATTGTTTTATCACGTTGTAATAGACGAATTATCACCAGCAGATGGTATCAAAGAACTAAGATACATTGATCCACGCCGCATTCGTAAGATTAGAGAAATTCAAAAGACTCGTGATCCTAAAACTGGCATGGAAATTATTAAAACACAAAAGGAATATTTTCTTTATAACGAAAGAGGCGTTATTGGTGCACACTCAAACATGGGTGCCAAAATTGCTATAGATTCTGTTGTCAACGTCAATTCTGGATTGATGGATGCCAAGAGAGCTATGGTACTATCTTATCTACACAAAGCAATCAAGCCTCTCAATCAGCTTCGTATGATTGAAGATGCTACAGTTATTTACAGATTATCAAGAGCACCAGAACGTAGAATTTTCTATATCGATGTTGGTAATATGCCAACAATCAAGGCTGAACAGTATCTTCGTGATATCATGGTCAAGTATCGTAACAAGCTTGTTTATGATTCAACAACAGGCGAAATAAGAGATGATAGAAAACATCTTTCAATGCTTGAAGATTTCTGGCTACCAAGACGTGAAGGTGGCAAAGGAACAGAAATCACTACACTTCCTGGTGGACAAAATCTAGGTGAATTAGAAGATGTTAAGTATTTTGAGAAAAAATTATATAAATCATTAGGCGTTCCTATCTCTAGACTTGAACAACAAACAGGATTTTCTCTTGGCAGAACTACAGAAATTACCAGAGACGAGTTAAAATTCACTAAATTTGTACAAAGACTAAGAAATAAATTCTCTACAATGTTTGATGATATGCTTAGAGTTCAACTTGTATTGAAAAGAATTTGTACCGATGAAGAATTTAAAGAAATTAAAGAAAATATTTGGTATGACTTCAAAAAAGACAACAACTTTACCGAGTTAAAAGAAGCCGAATTACTTCAAAGCAGATTGGGCATATTACAACTTGTTGATCCATATGTTGGCAGATATTATTCAATGTCATGGGTCAAAAAGAATGTTCTTCACTTAGACGAAGAAGAAATCCAAGAAATGCAAGGTGAGATGGATCAGGAAAATGCTATTGTAGCACAACAACAAGCTGATCAACAACAGCAACAACTAGCACAACAGCAACAAATGGCAGCAGCACAACAGCAGCAACAAATACCACAAGAGCCAACATTAGACGAACAAGGAAATCTAATGAATCCTGATGGCACACCAGCGCTTCCATCTAAGTTTGAAGCACAAGCAAATGAATTGGAGTTCATTTAATGAATAATATTAAAGAAGATTTAAATTATGCAAAAGCTGAACCACAATCACCAGCAGCAAAACAAGCAAAATCACTTAATCTACAATATGTTGGTTTTGGTCGTTATGTTGATCCAAAAACAAGACAAGTAACACATATCGTACAGAACGACAAGCTTGTTCCGTTCAATCGTGCTGTCAGAACTAATACATTCCAACAACAAAATACTGATGATTATGGTGCATTTAATGCACAAATGATGCCTCAAACACAGCAACTTCATCAAATACTTACACAAACATATAGCCCAGACAAATTTGATGATAAAGAATTGGATGCTATATATCAATTTACAACAACATCATATGCTGACATAAACAATAAATTATCATCATTACCATCAGGTATTCCTGCTAATAAAATTGAAAGAGCTAGACCAGATGATACTATGCCAGATATGATTGCTTCACTTGATTCAGCTATGAAAAAAGTTCGATTACCACAAGATACAATTGTATATACTAAATTGAGCCCAGATACAGATATAAATGCATTTCACCCTGGGCAATCTTTTAAATTTAAAGGATTTAGAGACACAAGTTTATATCTTGGTGCTATTTTAAATCAATCAGCAATGAGAGAACAAAGTGTTGGAAATTCTGGGCACAATCAAATTGTTATTCTTCAGATCAATATAAAGAAGAATTCCAAAGGTTTATATGCAGCTGATTTTTCTGGTAATGCTGATGATTGTGAATTTATTCTACCAAGAGGAACAAAGATAGATATTATTAATGGACCAATGAATTTGATTGGCAGTGAAGCAATGAGTAACAATATGAGCCTTGAAGTATTGTATTTTGATTGTCAAGCAAAAACATAATATAAATATAATAATCATTCAGGAGAATAAACTTATGAATAAACATATTACAGAAGCAATCAAAAGTATTGTAGAAAATAAGTTACCAGATATGAAAGAAAATTTCAATAGAGCGTTAGTTCACAAAGCAGCAGCTAAGCTTCAAGAAATGAAATCAGATATGGGCGCAAAGTTTTTTAAATAATCATGAAAACAGTCAAACAAATTTTAGATGAAAATAGCTATTCAACAGATACTAATTCTATAGTCAGCGGATTATCTCAACTTGCTGAATGTGGTTTGTTTGACGCATCTAAATTGCCTATTATAAAACGCGGTCTCACTAAAACAAATATCAATGAAATGACTGAAGCAGAGAAGAAATCTCTCCAGTATTTTATTGAAAGTCTAATGGCACATGTTTTAATTGAACAGCAGGATTATTTAACAAAATTAGATCCAAAATCTAAAATGGCATATCCATCTGAAAAAGATATGCCTTCAGTTATTATATTAAAAAGGAAAGCTATTAGAGTGTATCCAGATAATCAAAAAGTTGCATTATATTATTCACAAGCATTGGATAAATATGTTTCTATACCATTTGGTCCTAGTTCTAAAAATTTGGGTGCACATTTGACGTTGAATGAAGAACATCTAACTGAAATATCACAAAAATTAGCCACAAGAGCTTATGTGGCTAGAAACAAACAGTTAGATACAATAAAAAATGATCCTACATTAACCGATGATGAGAGAAAAGAAAAAACTAAGATTCAAAAAGAAAAAATTAGAAAATTAGCTTTGAGTATGTCTGGGAGAATAAAGAATCCAAGAACTGGAAAAATAACCAGAGAATGGGGAGGACCAACGGCATTACGTGGCGCTGTGTTTGCAACTAAAACTCCTGATGAACAAAAACAAATTGCAATGAGCTTGAGTCCTGAAGAAAGAGCAAATACACCAGGAGCAACTAAAGCAGCAATAAAAGGGGCATTAGGTGCATCTGGGCATCCACTTACTAATAGATTGGCCGTTGCTGCTGGAACGTACATACATGATGCACTTATTGGCAAAAAAGAAAACGCACCATTTATTAAACAGAAAAGACGTGATGAACCTCCAGCACCACCATCATCACAACCATCAGCACCACAACCATCATCAACGCCACCACCATCAACGCCATCAATGCAATCATCAGTACAACCATCAGCACCACCACCATCAGCACAACCATCAGCACCACCATCACAACCAAATGTACCAGTTCAACTAAGATCGGGAGCAGTTTTAGGAAGAGTCATGAGGAATAGACCAGTTAGAGAATCATTCAAACAAAAACTTGAAGAAAAAAGAGAATATGGTGCCACGGATGCTGCATTAGATGCAGCTAGTTTTCTGCCAGGTCCAGCAGGTAGTGCCGCTTCATTAGCATCAGCTGGTTTGTCTCTTTCACGAGGCGATCTTTCTGGAGCAGCACTAGATGTAGCAGGAGCTATTCCTCTTGTTGGTAATTTCGCAAAAGCAGCCAAAGTTGCTAAAACAGTAAATGCTGCTTCGAAAACAAGAAAATTCGAAAAATTAAGACGTGTGGGTGGTGCCGTTTTAAATGGCGCTGGTGCACTGTTAGGCGGTGGAGGTGGAGGTGGCGGCGATGGCGGTGGTGGCGGAGAACCATTAATTAAACCAGTACAAAACCAACCAGGTACTCCTGAATTTACTGCTGCAGGTCGGGGAGCAAAGCTCGAAAAGCCCACTCAAGCTCAACAGACTACGGCAAGATACAATACTATTGCTTATAACTTGAATCCAACTCTTGCAGCATCAGTAAATGAACAAACTAACTTCAACAAAATTCGTATCATATCTGAAAACAAAGATATGGAATCTGAATTAGTATATGAAGATTCTTCAGTAACTGTAAACAACAGAATTGCGAAGAAAATCATGAATCTTCACGAATCACTAAATAAAAGAAATAAGAAAAAAGTAGAGAAGATGATCAATGAAGATGTGACATCATTTAGAAAAGTAATCAATTTTGCAGTAAGGCAATAACACATGGCAAATCTCATAAGAGAGCAAAAATTAGTTGATACAAATAAAAGAGCTTTAATTAAGTATGTTTTCATCTCTGATGGGACAGCAGCAGCAAATGCTGTGTTGTTAGACGCATCAACACTCAAAAATGCACTTAATACAAATGGTTATATTATGTCTTCAAACACAGACAAGAAGACAAACTATAGAACTACAGTCAAAAGAGTGTTTGGTAATTCTACAGCAGCAGGACCAGGAAGCTATTATAAACTTCAATGGCAAGGTGATACCAATTCCGAAATAATCACATTTTCAACAACACCATTTGATTATGACTTTGCAAGCATGGGTGATGGTGCAGTTATATCAAATCCAGAAGCAAATGCTACTGGTAACATTCTTCTTACAACAGCAAATATCGGAACAGGTAACACATTTACAATATTCGTCGATTTAAGAAAAGATTCCAGGGATTATGATGCTGGTCAGACAGCAGATCCCGTAGCATTCAACAGAGGACCAGCAGCATCATGAGTAACTTAATAGAAAAAATTATATCTAAAGATTATAAAACATGTAATGAGATGTTCAAAAAACACATCTATGAAATTGCTACTAAAAAATTAGAAGAAAAGAAGAAGATGATGGCAGCTAGAGATTCTGAAAAAAATTTGGATGAAGGTATTATGTCCTCGATCAAACGTATATATAACAAGGTTTCTGGCAATCAACAGAAGAGACTTGTTGGAATATTAAATAAAAAACTAGACGATAGGCAGATAAAAACTCTTGGTCATCTAATAAAAAACAATAAAACAGAACAGGGATTAAAATCAGATTACGCTGAGTTGTTCAGAGATTCAAGATATAATGATCTAAACAAAAGATATATGCGTGCAGCTGATCCTAAAGGAATCAGACCATACGAGTATTTAAGAAACAAGTATCTTTCTGGACATAAGAAGACGGGCGAAGAAGAAAAAAATTTCTTTCGTGGCAAACAACAAAATGAAGAACTAACACTTCCTTCTGGTAAAGTCATGACAGCAACGCGCGAAACTTCTAATCAATCTGTAATCAAACAACGTCGTGGGCAAGTTTAATGGCAACTAGAGTCAAACTTGTTAAAGTAAGAATTAGAAACGGCAAAGTACAAAGACGCAAAAAAGTGTCCAATGTTCCTGGCATGACATTTCGTGGTGGTAAATTAAAAAGAATGTCAGTTACCGAAAGACGTAATCGTAAAATGGGTGCTCGGAAAGGTAAAACAAAAAGACGCGCACACATGAGACAAGCAATTTTAAAACGAGCTAGATCATTACAAAAAAGAAAAAGATTGGGGCTATAACCAATGAAGTTGATTAAAGAACAAATAGAAAATATTGAATACCTTGTTGAAGAATCAAAAGATGGTAAAAAATCACATTTCATCACTGGTATTTTTATGCAGGCAGAAAAACAAAATAGAAATGGAAGAATGTATCCATTCAATGTTTTGAGTAAAGAAGTTGACAGATATAATAGAGAATATGTCAACAAAAATAGAGCTTACGGTGAATTGGGGCACCCAGATACTCCATCAATTAATCTAGATCGTGTGTCACACATGATTACACAATTATATCCTGATAGAACAAATTTCATAGGTAAAGCTAAAATTGTTGATACTCCAATGGGTAATATAGTTAGAGGGTTATTAGATAGTGGTGCTAATTTAGGTGTTTCAACAAGAGGTGTAGGATCATTAAGATCACAAAATGGTTATCAATTAGTTCAAGATGATTTCAAATTAGCAACAGCGGCAGATATTGTGGCTGATCCATCTGCGCCAGATGCATTTGTTTCTGGAATTATGGAAAATATTGAGTGGTTTTATGATAATGGTAACTGGAAAATGGCAGAAGCCGCAGAAGAAACTAGAAGACACATTAAAACATTAAGTAGCAGAGAGATTGAAGACACTGCACTTAAGCTGTTTGAGAATTTTATTCGTAAAATTTAAAATAATATAAATAAAGATAACCATATAAAAGGAGTTAATCAACAATGGGTAAGTCACTAACTGAAACAGCAAAGTCTATTTTGATGAAAGAAGGTATGATTCCTTCTGTAAGCCCTATGGATGCTGGTCATCCAGATCGTGGTGCAAAACAAATGACACCTAATATGGCAACATTAAGACCAGGTTCAAGAGGAACTGAAGGTCGTTTTGCTAATCCTGGATCAATGCCTCCAGGTGGTATGGAATCAGCACAAGACCTTGGACCAGCATTGGTAAACAATACAGATATTCCACCTTCTGCAAAAGCAGCTGGAAAAGTTGGTAAAGACAAATCCCGTTCCGGAGTATCCGCTGTAGGACCAGAACCAAAAAAGACACAAGGTCAAGGTCCAATGGCTGAAGAAATGGAAGAAGATGATGATGATAAAAAGAAGAAAATAGAAGAAATGTATAGAGACATTAAAAAAGCTCAAAAGCGTAAAGCCAGAGAAGAAGAAGCTTTAGACGAAGAACAACTTAATGAAATTAGTTCTGGAAAAGCACGTGCGGCAGCCGCAGCCGCAGCGGATAGATTACAAGCAAGTAAAGATGCCGGTGGCACACTCACTGGTCGAGAAAAAAGAAAACTTGAAGCACAGCTCGCCAAATTCGCAGGGTATGCAACAAGAAAAGCTTCCAAAGAAAGAGGAGAAGAGAATATAAATAGTGCACATACTGCTTTAGACGAAGAAATTGAAATTTCAGAAGAACTAGAAGCATTCATTGATGCAATGCTAGAAGAAGGATATTCCGAAGAACAAATTGCTGAAGCCATTGAAGAAAACTTTGAACTTGTTTCAGAAGAAGCAGAAGAAGAGGAAGAATCAGCAAAACCATCAAAAATGATGAAAAAATCCCGTAAACATAATAAAGCCGAAGAAGAAGGTGAAGAAGAAGGTAAAGAAGAATCATCAAAGACAATGAAAGAACATGTTGATGCTCTCTTAGCTGGTGAACATCTTTCCGAAGAATTCCGTGTTAAGGCTGAAACAATCTTCGAATCAGCAGTCAACACAAGACTCCAAGAAGAACTTGCTGTTATTGAGGAAGCATATGCTGAATCATTAGAACAAGAAGTTTCATCTATTATGGAACAACTAACAGAACAAGTTGACAGCTATCTAAACTATGTTGTCGAACAATGGATCTCAGAAAACGAAATTGCAATTGAATCTGGTCTTCGTTCCGAACTAACAGAAGACTTTATGAATGGTCTTCGTAACCTATTTGCAGAACATTATATCGATGTTCCAGAAGAACAAGTTTCTATCGTTGAAGGCCTTGCAGAAAAAGTTGATTCTCTAGAAGGCAAACTAAACGAAGAAATTGAACGTAATGTTTCACTAAACAAAATGCTTGCTGAATCTAGAAAATATGAAGTTCTAGGCGAAGCAACTGTAGGATTAACATCTACACAAGCAGAAAAACTAAAAGCTCTTGCAGAAAACATCGATTTCACAACTACTGATGAATTTGCAAGAAAAGTATATACACTAAAAGAAAGCTATTTCCCTGTAAATGTCAACTCACAATCAACACTTGATAATGTTGATATTGCAGATGGTAGATCACTAATTGCTGAAGACCACCAAGGCCCAATGGGTGCCTATGTCCGTGCTCTCGGCAAAACACAATTAAA